CTGTAATTAGATACTTTAACTGGCAAATCAATCAATAATACCCCTGTAAAGGGGTTCATTCACAGGTAACAGCATGGCTAATCAAGCAGACCGCGAGAACAATCCCAACAGAGGCAAGGGCGAGGGCACCGACAGCAAGCAGATCGGCCCGCGCCAGGAGTACCGTCGCACCGGTACCGCGCCGGACGACGCCGACGCGATGGCGAAGTCCAATGGCTTGGGGAAGCCCTCGACACCGCAACCATGGTAGAGATCGGTCAAACCGGCTTAGCCAATGTGATACCGGCCGGGAGCATCGCCCCGGCTCGTACCGGCTGGTTGTGCCCGAAGTGTGGCGGCGCGCACGCCCCGCACATCGACAGCTGCCCGAATGGGTTTGGTCTGCAGCCGTATCAGCAGCCGTATTCGTATCAGCAGACATCCTGCACGCCTCGCACAATCACTTGCGGCGGGATAGCGACCAATGCTACTCTTGAAGCTCATGGTTGCTAAATAATTCCGCTACAGGAGACATCGATGCACGATCTACAGACAATGGTCCGCTTAAACGGACCCGTGAACCAGAAGACGCCCGCGCTCGCCAAGGCGTACAAGATCGCCAGCGAAGCACAGAAGCGCGGCCGCGAAGCAGACAAGAACGCCTCCTACCGCTGCGACATCCCGGTCAGCGACCGCGTCCAGTACGTGTAATGGCTGACGAGCGGTACATCGACATGATGCCGCGGGCGGTCGCCAAGACGCAGCGCGAGGACCGCAAGGCTTGCGTTGTACCCGTAGTTGGGTTCGGCCCGTACGGTCCAGACCGCAGCCAGCGCGAAGAAGAACCAGAACCACGTCGAGAGGCGTACGCATGAGCAAGCTCACCGCCAAAGCACGCTCCAAGATCCCGTCCAGCGAGTTCGCCGGTCCTGGGCGCAGCTACCCGGTCAACGATAAGAATCACGCCCGTGCGGCGCTCTCCATGCTGCACAACGCCCCGAAGAGTGAACAGCCCAAGATCCGCGCGAAGGCGGAGCGTAAGCTGAACGAGTGCGGCGGCGGACCGGTGAAGCGGGCCAAGGGCGGTGGAGTGAGTAAGTGTTCGACACCGCAGCCCTGGTAGAACGCGAAAACCAGGTAAATCCTTGATTGATTGCTGCTGCGTTGCAGCTATGTACGGTACAGAACAGACAGTATGATAGACTATGGTCTATGATGGAGGCGTCAGTTATAGATGCCTCCAAAGCATTGTCTAACTGAGCATGCAATTGCACCGTCTCTGGTCTCACATGGAATGTGTCTCCAGTTGACTTCTGTTCTAACCCAATCCACTCAACAAGGAAGTTTACAAAATGGCAGATATAGTTACAGGCACCGTCACGGGCCAAGTCGATGAAAGCGCGGTGTTACGCGAGATCGCAAACTCTCGGCGTGAAAACGCGACATATGCGGCGGACATCCGTCGCGAGGCGGCTGTTAACGAAGGCGTTACCAGCATGAACGTTAAGGATGCTACGGATACCATCAAGGACCAGGGCACCGCGTTCTACATCGCTGCGCAGCAGACCAACTTCAGCAACGCGACCGCACTCGCCGCGCTGACCGCTGGTACGAACGCGCAGTTCACGGCAACTCAGACCGCAATCGAACTGGCTCAAGCAGCCAACGCGACTGCGACTGCGCTGGCTGCGTCTGCGACGCAGGCCTCTGTTGCAGCCGAGGGCGAAAAGACTCGCTCTCTCATCCAAGCTCAGAAGATCGAAGACCTCCGATTCGAGAACCTGAAGGCCAAGGACCACGGCGGTCATGGTCGTGGATGTGGCTGCGGCAAGACCGTGTTCTCCTACGGGCCGCCTACCGGCGCCTCCGTGGCAGTAGAAAACGCCTAGTCGGACGTGACAGTGGGGCCGCATCTCTAACGGGGTGCGGCCTTTTTCTATGGTACAATTCAGCATGAGCACAGGAATTGAGCAGAAGATAATCCAGGCGATGAAGCAACTCATCGTCACCACCAAACTCAGCGGATGGACGCCAATTAGTCCAGGTATAGATCCGGCCTACGAAGCCGGACGCCGCATTGGTATCGTGCAAGGGATGACGCTTGCGCAAGAGCACATCGACAAGACTCTCGCCGACAGCGAGTCCGACGACAAAGATCTTTGATAACTCCGTCACAGTTTTCCAAGGAGACGATTTTGACAGCAATCACAGCCATCAAACGGCCCAGCATTCTTTCTCAGACCCTCGAAGAGGCGTTCCCTGACGTAGACCCTGGCGTGAGCCCATTCGGCAACCTGGTGCTGATCCAGGTCAAGGCTGCGGCGACGCGCACGAAGTCTGGACTTATCCTGAACAGCGAGACCATCGAGACCGAGTTCGACAACACCCGCGTCGCTAAGGTGATCGCGCTGGGTCCGCTGGCGTTCCACACCCGCGACACTCAACAGAAATGGCCAGAGGGTAGCTGGGTCGAGCCAGGTGACTACGTCCGCATCCCAATGTACGGCGGCGACCGGTGGCGCGTGCTGGTTGGCGAGGTGAAAGGGCCCAAGGGCGATACGCAGAAGATCTTCGCCGAGTTCGCGTTGATCGATGACCTTAATCTCAAGGGCAGGATCACGGGCGACCCGCTCAGCCAGTTGGCGTTCCTGTGAGGTACGTCAAGGGTGCATTGCGGTACGCCACGGTGGCCGCGTTCCTCATCCTGGCGTACGTGTTCGTCACCGACCAGGTAGCGTTCCACCAGGCGCAGTTCCAGTTAGAGAATGCACAGGCTCAGGCGCTCATGCTGATCGCTGACGAGCTGCACGGGACACGCCTGTGACCGACAAGCAGCGTTACGTAGGGATGGACATCAACATCGCCCTGGCGAGCGCTGCGGCGGCAGGGGAGCAGCTACGGGTACTGAGTCACGGCGAGCGCGTGATGCGTTACGCTGAGCCAGCCGCAGACGATCACATCCCGGTTCATGTCAAAGACAATAAGGTCACGATGGTACTATGAACGAAGACAAGAAACCAATCGCAACCCGTTGGGGTAACAAGGCGAAGCAGCAGCCACGCCGTGCGCTGGATGAGGATACCGCCAAGCGCGCGGGTTATTCTGGATCCTTGCGGGAATCGGAAGGATGGTACCGTGGCGCGAGGGTTACCAAGCGCGGTTGAGTCGTGTTAGAATGACGACACGCCAAGTGCTCTGCTACCGCAACCAGGCGCCACCCGGCTACAACCGGCGAACAGGGGGAGGGCCTGTACAGTTTCTGCGGGATAGTTCAGTGGCAGAACGCGGCGCTCATAACGCCGATGTCGTAGGTTCAACTCCTGCTCCCGCAACCAGCATTTACGGAGATTAGCTCAGCCTGGTAGAGCTTTCGGCCTGGAACCGAAAGGCCGTAGGTTCAAATCCTGCATCTCCGACCAGACACCGATTGGGGGTCGTAACCCCACCATAACGGCGACAATCAAGAACGTGTAAGTCGCTGTCTAGGTTTAGATCGAGAACGTTGATTCAAGTCAGCTGCGGTAGAAGTCCGCCGCCAGGGCCGCGATAGGGTCCACCAGTTTTGGTGAGTAGCTCAGTCGGTAGAGCGGCACGCTGTTAACGTGCGGGTCGCTGGTTCGATTCCAGCCTCACCAGCCAGCGTATAAGCGCAGCGCCCTGCAACCGAGGCGTGGCGACAAAAATTTCGGTTATGGGCCGCCAGGTGGCGGCAGATGGATTCCAAATCCAGTAGCGTGCGGTTCAACTCCGTAGCGGCCCGCCAATAAGCCTGTAGTTTAATTGCGTAGAACCCGGCCTTGTTCGCCGAGAATGTGGAATCGCTACCCACCGGGCCATATCTGGTAAGTCGTCCAGACAAAACGACACCCTTCATCATGCCGCCCACATCAGGGCGCTCTGCTGACCATCAGGCCAGCCAATCGCAACGGAGACCCACATGGGAAAGCTTGGACACGATAACGACGACGATCAAGATTTGGACGTGAACAACAACGTCGATGATCCGAATGACGACACCGACGCATCCCAGCAAGTTCAAGCGGAGCCCGAAGATGGACCAATCGTCGTCGAAGCCCAAGACGAGCGCCTTGCCACCTCTGACGAGGGAGCGGGCGATGATGATGAGAGCCACGATGACCGATCCCGTCGGCGAGAGTCTGCGAAAGAGCGCCGTGAACGCGCCCGGCAAGCCAAAGAGCGCGACAAGCAAGAGATCGACATCCTCCGACGCACGGTCGCCAAGCAAGACCAGCGCTTCAAGGAGATCGAACAAACTCTAGTTGTGAACAAGGTCACAGATCTTGATGCGCGCCTGGCGACGGCCAACCAAGAGTACGAGCAGTTCGACAAGATCTTTGGTCTAGCGATCACCGCCAAGAACGGAGAGGACGCGCGCCAAGCCGCCAAGCTCCGTGACGACGCGAAGCAGCGCGCGTGGCAGATCCACCACGAGAAGCAGAGCATCATCGAGCAAGCCAATAAGCCTGCTCCGCCAGCCGAGGTCAGCTACAAGGACCAGGCGATTAACTTCCTGAAGGATAAGCCATGGTACAATCCAGCGAAGGGAGACGAAGACTCTCTGGTTGTGGAGGCGCTCGACCGAGCACTCAGCAAGCAGATGGATCCAAACGACCCAAACTACTGGGAGACGCTGAACCGCAAGGTCAAGGAGCGTCTACCCCACAAGTTCTCGCGGCAGCAGTCCGTGAGTGACGCGCAAGACGACGACGACCAGGATGATGCTCCGGTCAACACGCAGCGTCGTAAGGGGCCACCTACTGGTGGAACCAACCGCTCATCCGGCAACGGCAACCGCAACCCTGGCCAGATCGTTCTCCCCAAGGAGATGGTCGACGCCATGAAGGAAGCGGGCCAGTGGGATGACCCTAAGATCCGTCAACGAGTAGCTAAGCGCTACCAAGACGGCCTCAAGAATAATCGCAACGGCTAACCTAAAGGATTGCCATGGCAAACGCACGACAAAGTAAGCAGACCGTTAATCGCCGGGACTCACGTCTGGCCCAGAACCGGGCAGTGACCGAGACCCGAAACTCTACGGACGCAGATCGATTGGCACTGTTCAGGATGGCGCACGCGCAAGCGGCACTTCCCGACTTGCCGCCCATCCCTGGGTACCATGTATGCTGGTTGACCTCGAACAACTCTAAAGACTCCCTCTCAATGCGGCGCCGACTCGGTTACGAGCCGATCAAGCCGGAAGAGATGGTTGGATTCGGAGAGTTCGCCACGGGTCAAGGTGGTGCCATAGACGGGCTGATTCACGTAAACGAGATGGTCGCCTTCAAGCTTCCGCTCGAACTGTATCAGTCCTATATGGAAGAGAACCATCACTACGCGCCTGCTCGCGAAGACGAAAAGCTGACCGACGCGGCTCAGCAAGCGAAAGAGCATCTGCAGCGCAAAACCGGCAAGGCAGTGGAGCTAGGGGATGGCATCGAGAACCTCGAAACAATGGCCTCCATTCAAGTCCCGGATTTCACCGACGCCGAGGCGTAAGCCCCACGGTTAGTTCCTGGTCCTGATGGAGCAACACAAAGCTCTATAGGACACACAAATGTCTCTTACCCCGCTTCCCTCCGGTCTGGTACCCGCGTACCACCCAGCTGGTGAGATCCGCAGCATTGCCCACACGGGCATTCTGATGCCGGGTACCAACGTCAACATCTTCAAGGGTCAACCCGTGAAGGTGCTCATTGGTACCGGTGCCGCCGTCAACGGTGTCACGATTCCCGCCGGTCAGTCTTACCTCGCCCCGATCACCGCCACCACGGACAAGATCTACGGCGTGTTCGCTGGTGTCGAGTACTTCGACGCTCTCAATACTCCGCAAGAGTCAAACTTCTGGCCCGCGTCGCAGGTTTGCTTCGCCGGTACTGCGGTCACCGTGTTCCTCTGGCAGGATCCGCTGATCGAGTACACCATTCAAACTGACGGAACGTCTTCGGGTGTCACCACGACCCTCGCCGACGGCTACGTCCGCTTCGATGGCCGCGAAGCCAACATCACGAACTTCGCCGCTGGCTCCGCCACCGTCGGACTGTCTCAGTGTACTCTCGGTTTGTCCACGCTGGTCGCCACGACCGTGCAAGGGCAGCTGTCGATCACGAAGACCGACCCCACCATCCTCAACCAAACCGCAGGCGACACGTACCTGCAGCTCCAGGTGCGCATTGCGAACACCCAGACTGCCGCTCCGTTCGTTTCTGTCTAAAGGAGTACTGTAAATGGCAGTCCCAATGCGCAGTACAGACTTCCGAAACATCGTTGAGCCGATCCTCAACGAAGAGTTCGACGGTGTGTACGAACAACGTGCCGACGAGTGGAACCAGGTCTTCAAGCAGATCACCGGTATCCCCCGTTCCTACCATGAAGAGCCCGTGCTTTTCGGCTTCAGCGCCGCGCCCTTGCTCCCTGACGGTCAGCCGGTCACGTACCAGGCTGGTGGTCAGCTCTTCGTCTACCGGTACTTCTACCAGGTGTACGGTCTCGCGTTCGCGCTGACCAAGGTGCTCGTGGAAGACGGTGACCATATCCGCATCGGTCAGACGTACAGCCGCCACCTGGCGCAGTCTCTGATTGAGACCAAGGAAACGCTCTGCGCCAACGTCATCAACCGGGCCTTCAACAGCTCTTTTGTCGGCGGCGACGGTGTCTCCCTCATTAACGCGGCTCACCCGATCCAGAACGCGGGCAGCTTCAGCAACATCCTGGGCACGGCGGCTGCGCTGTCTCAGACGTCGCTTGAGCAGATCCTCATCCAGATCCGCGGCGCGGTCGACAACAACGGCAAGAAAATCCGCCTCGAACCGAAGAAGCTGGTGGTCGCACCGAGCAACGTGTTCCAGGCCGAAGTCCTGCTGAAGTCGGTCCTCCGCACCGGCACCACGAACAACGACATCAACCCGATCAAGTCGATGGGGCTGTTGTCCGGTGGTCAAGCGAACCTCTCCCGCCTCACCTCGAACACCGCCTGGTTCGTCCAGACGGATGCCCCAGAGGGCCTGAAGCTGGTGAATCGTCGCTCGCTCCAAAAGAGCATGGAAGGGGACTTTGAGACGGATTCTATCCGTTACAAAGCCACAGAACGGTACGCCGTGGGCTTCACTGACCCACGCTGTCTGTTCGGGACGCCAGGACTTTGAGGTAAATCAGTAACTTACAGTAGCTGACATAGGCTACAAGGTTACAACAAAGGAACCGCCGCATAAATTCTTATTTACTCCACAAAGAGACGTGCTATACGGGCGCCATCTGAAAAGGAGTAGTTTATGCGGCAGGTTCACATAGTTTGCACGGTTGATGGTTGTGGGTTGCCTCACAAGGCGCGCGGTCTGTGCAACGCGCACTACGCTCAGCTAAAGCGTGGCGTAAACCATAGCCAGCCAATTAAGCGGCGCGAGATGCAAAAGGCCGATAGCTGCTCAGTAGAGGGCTGCGGTCACCCGGTCAAGTCGAAGGGCTTGTGCCACATGCACTACGCGCGGCAGCTGCGTCACGGGTACGTCAAAAACCCGGAGCGCACAAAGCCGTTCAAGGTTTGCTGGTATGATGGTTGCGACGGCAGGGCGATATGCCAGGGCCTGTGCAACCTGCATTACACGCACGCCAGGAACATCAAAAAGAACTACGACATATCGATGCAGGATTACCTGGCAATGGTTCATTACCAGTGCGGCACCTGCTACATATGCGGAGAAAAAGAGACAAAGGTCGACCCGCGTAGCGGCAGGGTTCACATGCTGGCGGTAGATCACTGCCACAAGACCGGTAAGGTTCGCGGCCTGCTCTGCGCCAAGCACAACATGGCAATCGGCCTTCTTGGCGACGACGCGGAGCTTATATACCGATCCATCGATTACATAAAGGGCAACGCTCAACCGCTTGGGTTTTGGGTTGACGAAATCGCCCGCAAATTTGGCCCAGAAAAGACCATAATTTATTTTCACAACCCTGGTTTTCTTTACACCAACAAACCCTCACTGCCGGGAGAACCGTCATGAGGTAACGCCAGAGCCCAACACAGACCCCGGAAGGCTGCGACAAAGCGAGACTGGCACAAAGGCAGTTTCTCAATGCGTACATCTCTCAACGGTCCTGTCATTCTATTCGGGAACGACAACCCTCAGCAAATTTCTGACACGGACGCTGGTCCGAACGTCGACTACCAGACGAACGCGCTGCTTGACAGTCGTTACGTCTCTCAGGTTACCGCCGCTGGTGAAGGCTCTCAAGCCGGTATCCTGGCGCTCCACAACCCGGTCCAGGTTGAGGGCATCTCCGCTGTTCCGCAGGCCAACAGCGCCGCGGTAATCGCCGCCGCTCAGGCGCCGACTGTTGGTGGATTCTTCACTCTCGCCTCCGCTGCCGCTACCGGCATCGCGATCAACATCCCGCTGGTTCCTCAAGGAACCGCTATACAGCCGACGTCTACCACAGTCCCAGTTATCGCGCTCGACTTCGGCTTCGCCATTGTCACCACGACTACGGCAGCCGCCACCGCGAACATCCTCACGATCACTGGCCCGAGCCCGACTGGGTACACCAGCACGGCGACGTACGGCTCTCGCTTCTTCTACCCGGGTCAGCGCATCCTGGTGGCATCCGCCGGTAACGCCGCAGGCACCGTGCCGCTGTCCACTGTCGTGCTCGCCACGGATCGGTACGCCGCCCCTGGATATGCGGTGCAGTCCACCGGCACCGTGCTGATAGCAAATCCCGCCCTGTTCGCTGGCACCGGTCTCCCTGTTGGCACTGCCGACCAAGAGTACGGCGTCGCCGTCAAGCCGGTCGTCAAGGCTGGCGCGATCCGCGTCTACGACCCCGCGCAGATGACCGCTCGCAACGTCACCGTCACCGCCTCTGGTGCGTCCACCGGCACGGTCACGGTTCGTGGGTACGACATCTACGAGCAGCCGATGTCTCAGACGATCACCATCGCGGGCACCGCGACGGCTTCGGGAACAAAAGCCTTCGCTTACATCTCCAGCGTCCAGCTGAATACCGGAGCCACCTTAACCGGCACGCTGTCGGTAGGTACCGGCGGACTCTTTGGTCTACCGATTCGCACCGACATCGCCGAGTACGTATTGCCTTACTTGGCTGGTACTGCGGTCGCTATCTCTAACGTGGTCACCGCTGACCAGACCCCGGTCGCTACGGCAACCACGGGCGACGTACGCGGAACCATCGCGGTCACGGCAACTGGCGCGGCCCGTCTCGTGGTACTCAGCACGACTCCGATCCATCAGGCCAAGGTATCCACTAATATCGATGCTCGCGGCATCTTTGGTGTGGTGAACGCGTAAGGTTGAGTCATGAAGCTCAACCTTAACCCAATCGTAGTATCGGCGGTAGCGAACAGCGCGCCGATTCCTACTGATACTCGCTCTAATCCCACCAACATCGGCGTGAATGTCAACTCTACTGGTGCGAACACCTATCAGGTGCAGATCACCCAGGACGACGTCTACGCGCCGGGGTACGTCGCATCTTCAGGGAACTGGTACACGCCCCCGACCGGTCAATTCACCGGCACACTCAACGGCACAGCGGCAGGCTTCACGAACGGCGTAATCACGGGCTTCTGCACCGCGGTTCGCCTCAGTGTGAGCGTGTACGCGTCAGGCTCAGTCAGCATCCAGTGCTGGCAGACCGACAGCACACAAGGCGGATAATTTATGGCAGTCACCTACGTCAAAGACTTCAGCTTTCCGTCCGACTTCGGGTTCCACAAGCACGGATCCTGTAGCGTTCCCGGAAAAGCTAAAGGCGGCCATATCAAGGCCAGCACCCCTCAGGCTTACGCCAAGGGCGGCTCCACGACCCCGCAACCGTACCGTAAAGGCGGCGAGGTGCAGGGTCCGCAGACCAAGTTCCCCGGCCACACCAAGAAAGCGGACGCGAAGCCGCACACGGGCGCGGGAGCGTCGAATCTTTCCTACGTGAAGCGCAACGACAGCTCGCCCCCGAAGACTACCTCCGAGAAGACCAGCGGCGTGCAGGCACCAGCCTTCAAGAAGGGCGGTAAGACGGAGCGCAACGCCGGTATTCACGCAAAGCACATGGAACGTCGCGCGAAGGGCGGTAGCATATCCATGGACATCGCTGACGCGCCGGTTCCCATGGGCAAGAAGTCCTCATGGAATAAGGACGACGCTGTCAGCCCTGGCAGCTCGAAGCGCACCGCTCCGAAGCAGGGGATGAAGAATCAGGCCGCGGCGCGCGACAAGTTCGCCACCGACAACGAGAACCGGGAGCCTGCCACGAAGCAGACCGGTGACGTCCAGCGCATGAGCGGCTGGTCCGACTTCAAGAAGGGCGGAAAGGTCCATAAGAAGGCGACGGGCGGCCAGATCAAGACCGAGGACCGCTTCGAGCGCTCCGAGAGTCACGAAGTCAGCGCACCGGACAAACAGTCCAAGGGCGATGGCATGATGTACAAGTCAGGTGGTCGCATCAAAAACCTGGGGCACTACGCGCACGGCGGCAAGGTAAAGACCGGCGGCAGCACACAGAAGCCCGGCGGCGACGCGAAGTACGAGAAAGCCGCGGGTACGCCGAAGCGTGACCACATGGCTACCAAGGGTGAGCGCCCCAGCGGCAAGGCCGAGGGTAAGCACACCGAGAAGGCGCAGGGTACTCACCGCCGCAACGGCACCGCGAAGCACGAAAAGCACATGGCGATGGGCGGCCTGAGCCGTGGCACGTCAGCGAAGAAGAACGCAGCCATCCACGCCAAGAACAAGAAGCCGGGCGCTGGCGCGCTCGCCGCGATCCTTGGATCTACCATGGGTCAGGCACCGCACCAGCCAATGGGCCCCGGTGTAGGTCCGTCGCCTCCTGGGATGGCTCCTGGGATGGGTTCGCCGCCGGGCGGTCCTATGGGTGGTATGGCACCTCCGCCGGGTCCTGGGGCTCCTGCGATGAGCCACGGCGGCGGCGTGAAGCACACCTTCGTGCATTACGTTCACCACGGTAAGGGCTAACGCCCGGGAGTAGCCCCTTGGCGTATTCTAATCAGGGCACGCAGAACCCGCTCCTTCAGACCGGGACCTTCAACAACATCCAGATCGACAACCGTACGTTCATAGACCGAGCGTACGGCGCCCTCAAGTTGCGCCCGCAGCAGATCAGCGGCGAGATGATCCAGATCGCACTAGACCTTATGAACTTAGTGCAGCTCGATATGCTGAACGACTCAGCCCCCTTGTGGACCATCCGCAAGCACGTCATGCCGCTGTACCAGGGTCAGCAGCAGTACGTGATGCCCCCGGCGACGAACGACATCAACCGGGCGTTCTACCGGACCATGGCGAACCAGACCAGCGCGGCGACGATCACGCAGTCGACCGCGTACTACCAGTGGAGCTTCACCCAGGCAACCCAGGTCACCACGATCAACCTGCTGTGGCCCTCCGCCAGTTTCCCGGTTCTGTACCAGTACAGCTCCGACAATGTCAACTGGACCACCGCCGTAGCCTCGAACGTCACCCACAACGGCCTGGTGGGGTACTCCGTCCAGGACATCGACAACGCCTCCATGTACCAGTACTGGCGCGTCATCCCGGCCACCAGCCAGAACGGCGTCCCGATCTTGGTTCCAAATACGTTGCCGTCAACGCTAAGCGGACAAGTGTACAATACACCTACTGACGTCCTCATGTACCGTATGAACAAAGACGACTACTGGAACATGACCAATAAGTCGTTCCAGGGTCGACCTCTGCAGTACTGGGTAGACCGGCAGCTCGACGTGCAGATGGACCTATGGCCCGCACCGGACGCCACCGCGGCTCAGAACTTCATGGTCGTCTGGCGCAACCGGATGATCTGCGACGTCGGCAGCCTGCAGAACGCCATCGAGCTTCCCGGGCGCTGGTACCTTGCTTTCTTCTACCGCGTCGCCTCCGAGCTGGCGTTCTGCACCCCCGAAGTCGACCCCGACGTCAGCGGTCAGATACAGGCGAAGGCGGATGCTCACTGGAAGCGCGCCTGGACCGAGGAGCGCGACAAGTCGCCGGTCAAGTTCCAGACCCAGATAGGCGTGTACACCTCATGAGCCTGTACATCGATACCACTGGCAATTCGAACGTCGCCATAGGGATTTGCGGGCGCTGCAGCCTAAAGTTCCCGCTGGTTGAGCTTCACCCAGACCCGAACAGCCCAGGTCTCATGGTGTGCGGCACACCCAGCCGGATGACCGGCAAGGGCACGTGGAGTGGCGGCGACGGGTGCATGGATATGTTGGATCCGTACCGCATGCCGCCGCGCGAGACCGAGGACATTTCTCTCACGTACCCGCGGCCAGACACCAAGCTGCCAATTATCCCTGGCTATACCACGGTAGCGCCTGGTGACGTCAACTGGCCGCCCTCACAATTTCCTGATGATGGTCTGCAGGCTGCGCAGCTGCCGTCGACCGGAGTCATCCCATTCATACCTGGGCAACCCGTGGTTCCCACAACTGGCGAAGTACCATAAATGCAGACAGCAACAATTATCGGCATAGAGGCTGGTACAATCAGCACCACCCTCACCAATACAACGTCATATGTTGTTCCGGCATCTACCGGTGCGGTGATTACTCAGCTATTTGCTGCAAATACAAGCGGCGCCGCGGTATCTGTTTCGGTATACGTTAGCAATGGAACCACAAACTACGCGCTGTGTGTCAACGCTCCAGTAGCGGTCGGGGACACCCTGGATGTTCTTGGTGCAAACAAACTCACTCTTGCGGCTGGATGGTACGTTGCTTCCTCATGCAGCGCAGCTACATCGGCGACTCTCACTATGTCTGTAACTCAGTTTGTATAAATCATGCGCTCTCTAGGTAACGGCATAAGGAACTTTTACGGATCTTTAATTATATCCTCTGCCCCTGGATATGCTGGGGCATCTATTACTGGGGCATCTTCACTGACCGCCCCGCAATTAGGCATTATTGGTAGCAGCGGAGCAGCTGGTATCATTGGCTTCACCGACGGCCAATCCGGTAATCATCAGTACGCCATGGGTAGCGGTCTTGGTGGAGCTGGATTATTCACGATATATGACACCACAAATAGCGCAGTCCGAATGCAATTGGGCGCTGACGGTGGATTCACTATTGGGGTACCGTCTGGTGGTGACCAGGGGGTTGGGACACTCAATATACAAAACGGTTTGTATGTAGCCGGTCAGCCGATTTACGCTGGAATTCCTCAGAACGCTCAGCCAAACAATTACACGATGGTTCTCTCTGACGCAAGTAAGAGCATCCTACATAATTCCGCCTCTTCTCATACGTACACGGTACCAGCAAATGCGTCCGTGCCGTATCCGTTAGGCACGGCAATCACTATAGTTAACGGCGGTGCTGGTGGCACGATTACCTTAGCGATCACGTCAGACACTTTTCAGTTTTTTCCATCAGGAGCCACCGGAAGCCGCACCATGGCCCCATATTCGCAGGTAACCATATTGAAGGTGACGACAACCGTGTGGAGTCTTACTGGTGTTGGCGTAACATAATGTCTATCCAGCAAATGCTTCTTACGGGCGCCGCTGGTGGATTCACTCCAGTTCTGCACCAATACTCTTCTGGTAGCGGAACAGAAACAGCGCCAACCGGGTGCTCTAACGTCGTCATCGAGGTTGCTGGCGGAGCCGGTAGTGGCGGCGGCGGAGGTGTATGGGGTGGAGCTGGCGGTGGAGCTGGCGGGTACTCTCGCACTTCAGTCGCGTGTACGGGTGGGAAAACCATCGCATACTCATGCGGATCTAACGGTGCCGCAGCTTCAGCTGGTGCTAACGGCACCGCAGGCACAGCAAGCTCCGCATCATCTGGCACACTAACAATAACCACCATGACGGCTAATGGTGGTGGTCTAGGTACTGCTGGGGCTTCCTCTGGTGGTACCGGTGGTGCTGGTGGATCAGCATCTGGTGGAACCGTGGTTAACGCAACCGGAGGATCTGGAGCATCTGGAATAATCACCGCTGGTGGGGCTGGTGGAGCTGGAACCACCGGTATTGAGCTAAACGGCTCAACCGGAGGAAACGGGGGAGCCCCATCAGCAGCTTCAAACGCCGGTCAGCCTGGTGCAGTCAGTTTTTATTACACCTAAGGAAATACCATGTCAAATGTAATTACATTGGAAGATTCGGATCTCAAAGAGATTGAGACCGCACTGCAAGAGCGCCCGCTTCGATTGGCTCTACCGCTGCTGCAGAAGATCGACGCGCAGCTCCGCGCGAAGGCCGCTCAGTTAGACGCTGACGCCGTCAAGGTGAAGACTGAGACTGAGGATAAGATCAAGTCTCTAGAGTCCAAGATAGAGGCGTTCACTGCATCCGCAAAAGCTGGTGTCGTCCATGTTTTAACGGAGATAGAGAGCGCGGTGAAATGAGTAAAGGCACTACCATAATGCAGGCGCAAACAGCCCTTGCCGGTTTTACAGTATCAGCAAGCGCCGCGACGGTGGCATGGATCGATCACGTGGAACAAATTCTCCGCATGGGCTCTAGCTTGGTAGCGATTTGCACCGGCATAGCTGCGCTCGTGTTTTACGGGAAGCAGAACGGCTGGTGGGGTAAGTAAATGTCAGCATTCGACGTTGCTTTTACGCAATTAGTCGGGCTGGAAGGTAAGTACAGCTCCGACGAGAAGGATCCAGGAAACTGGACCGGCGGTAAGTGCGAGGTTGGCGAGATGCGCGGCACCATGTACGGCATCAGCGCCGCCGCGTACCCGACGGTCGATATAGCCTGTCTCAGTCTCGCCAAGGCGAAATCGATCTACTGGACCGATTACTGGAGCAAGCTCAGGTGCTCGAACTTCCCCGACGCGCTCGCTATCGCGCTCTTCAAGGAGGGCGTGAACCTTGGCGTCGAGGGTGCCGCTAAATCGCTGCAGCGCAGCCTGCGGGCCGGTAACGTGGACGGCATCATAGGCCAGATCACCATCGGCCAAGCCACCGCGAAGGCGCCAAGGGAATCTCTCGTGGATTTCCTGACTGAGTGCGCCTACGGGTACACGCAGCTCGCCAACTTCAAGATCGACGGCAAGGGCTGGCTCAGTCGCGTCATTAAGACCGCGGTTGAGGCTCAGCTGACACCGACGGAACTCACAGAACTCAAGGCGTAGCGAAATGTCATTCTCTAGTACGGCGACGTCGATTATCACCACAGTGGCACCACTACTCGGTACCGCCCTTGGCGGCCCATTGGGCGGATTGGCTGGTGGGTTACTGGCGAAAGCTCTGGGTAAGAAACAGCCTGACGGCTCAGTCATCCCGGCAGCCGCGAAGGACATAGAGGCCGCGCTCGCTGGCGGCAGCCCTGAGACGTTGCTTGCTGTGAAGCAATGCGAGGCCGATCTGCAGAAGCATATGGCTGATCTTGGGGTACAGGAGGATCAGCTTGCGTACGCCGACGTCGATAGCGCCAGGAAGCGTGAGGAGTCCGTCAAGGATTACACGCCGTCGGTGCTAGCGTACAGCGTAACCGCTGGGTTCTTCGGCGTGCTTGCGTTTCTGCTTATCAATGGTAAGCCGGTATCCGGTGGGGATGCGCTGCTGGTTATGTTGGGCGCACTCGGTGGCGCCTGGGCGTCGATCATATCGTACTACTACGGCAGTAGCAGCTCAAGCAAGGGAAAGACGGACGCACTGCAGGCGCTAGCGAGCAAGAAGTAATTCATGGCAACCGCGATGACGTATAACAGCTTGCTTACCGACCTCCAGAACTATCTGGAACGCGGAACCGCGAGCGATAGTATCGTCTACGGACAACTCAATGAGCTGATTAACTTTGGCGAGCGGCGCTGCGCGCGAGAACTCAAGATCCTTGGGTACATCGTTCCAGCGGTGTTCACCATGCAGGCCGGGCTCGCGGTGTACCAGAAACCTGACCGGTGGCGTCAGACGGTGAGCGTCAACGTGTCGGGATCCCCTGTCGGTACCAGTGTGCGATCCCCTATGTTCCCTCGCTCGTACGAGTACATCCGCACGTACTGGCCCGACGACACGCAAACCAACACCACGGTGTACGGAATACCTGGGCCGCCGAAATTCTACGCCGACTATAATTATCAGAACATCATCGTCGCGCCGACGCCTGATGCCGCTTACCCGGCGGAGCTTGTATACTATGAGGAGCCGCCACTACTCGGCCCCGCGAATCAGAGCAACTGGCTCACGCAGTACGCCCCCCGCCTACTCCTATACGCATCGATGATAGAGAGCCAGGTATTCCTCAAGAAGGACACGTCTTCCCTCCAATCGATGTACGACCGAGAGGCGGCGGTGCTCAACGGCGAAGACACTCAGCGCGTGCTCGACAGAACGTCCACACGCCAAAAGGACTAGTTTTAAATGACTTCTTACCAGGACATTTTTGGAGGTGGCGTAATCGCCCCAGCGTTCGCGTCGTACGTCGACTACGTACTGACCTCAAACCTCGCTCTAGTGTGGCCCCAAGAAACGGCTCCCAACAGCAATTTGGCAGGCCAGATTATCGATATCGACGCCACCAGTACCGGTTCCTTCAGCATCACGCTGCCGCCTGCGAACATGGTCAGCGTGGGTCAGTTCCTAGTGGTCAACAACAAGAGCGCATTCAATCAGGCGATATTCAACAACGCCGGTCAGATCATTATCACGTCGCTCCTTCCTGGCGCGATCTACTTCCTGTATCTAACGAACAATACCACCGCCGCTGGCGTATGGTCGAGCTTCCAGTACGGAGCGCAAGCAAGCGCCCCGAACGCATCCGCCTTGGCGGGACCTGGTTTGCTCGCAGTTGGCGCCACGTTGGCGCAAGACATACCGGTAACCAGCCTGAACACGCCGTACACAGTCGGCGTAAACGACCGCGCGAAGCTATTCAACTGGACCGGCGGGAGCGGCACGATCACGCTGCCCCTGGCCGCCACCGCGCAGGCTAGCTTCTACATCCAGGCGCGCAACAGCGGCACCTCGATTCTGACCATTTCCCCTCAGGGTAGCGACACGATAAACGGCGGATCTTCGGTGTCATTCAACCCGGGAGACAGCGCATTTATCGTCACGGACGGGAACGCGTGGTACACCCTTGGTCTAGGCCCAATCCTGACCGCGAACTTCAACTTCATCGTCATCAACGTCCCGTCGGTGGTCGTCGGCGGAATCGTCACGCTCAGCGGGACTCAGCTCAACCAGATAGCGTACCGTTTCACCGGGGCGCTTGCTCAGAACACGCTGGTGGATCTGCCAGCCGTAAAGCAGCAGTACTGGGTCGACAACGAGACCACCGGTTCATTTACGCTCACGTTCCAGGTACCGACAACCGCTGGCGGACCGACTCCAGCTGGCGCAACCGTAGCGGTCCCGCAGGGCCAGCGCATCATCCTGTACACCGACGGAACCAACGTCCTGAACGCGTCCACGGCTGGCATCGCGATCCCTCTTGCGATCAATCAGGGCGGAACAGGATCCACCACCGCGGGCGGCGCGCTAATCGCTCTCGGTGGCACGACAACCGGTATCGCTGTCTTCGAGGCAGCCAGTAACGCCGCCGCGCAAACAGCCATCGGGGCGCCGTCTACCGCTGACGCGTTCCTCTGGGCGAGCATTCTCTGATGGGCCTAATTCGGGTGCAGAGCGCGCCCGGTGTGCAGCGAGACGGAACGATACTCGCAGCCCAAGCCTACAGCGACGCGCAATGGTGCCGCTGGCAGCGTAGTCTTCCGCGAAAGATGGGTGGGTATAAGGTTACACAGCCATATCTCACGGCGGTGTCTCGCGCGCTTTTCAGTCAGGCTCAGAGCGGGTACCGGTACGTCACCTCTGGTACCGCCAACGGCACCGACCAGTTCACGATGGACAATAACGGTGTCAGCTCAACGGTGAGCAACCCTGTGTACCCGGCGACCACGAACCCAACCACCACTGGTGTCGTCGCGAGTCCGCTGAACACATGGCAGTTCGACACCCAATTCGATAACGCAACGAATCAGTCGCTGCTGTTCAGTTTTTGCGGACAGAACCTGATCGACCCGACGAACGGCGCGAACTTCCCCGTGTACTGGCAGCCTACCTACACCCCTGGCGCGCCGCCGACCCAGGTAGCCGGTTACGGCACCGGGAGCGACGGTCACGGCGGAACACAGCAAGCCCTATTTCCCAACGGAATCAGTGGAGGATTGTGCAGCCTTGCTCCGTACATGACAGTGTACGGTAATAATGGTTTCTTTGCGTGGAGCACCCCGGGGTACCCGACTGATTTCGTCGGAACAACTCTTGGATCACTTTACGTCGGCGCGACCGAAATAACAAATCAGAAAATACTAAAAGGTCTCCCTCTCCGCGGCGGCGGCGGATACAGCCCGAACGGGTTGTACTGGAGCGTCGACTCTCTGGTTCGCGCCACCTTTATTGGCGTCACCAGTGGGACCTGGCAATTTGACCAGATCACCACGCAATCTTCTGTTCTTAGCGACCGTTGCATCATTGAGAATGACGGCACCTTCTACTGGGCTGGTGTTGATCGTTTTCTGATGTTCAACGGCGCGGTGCAAGAGATCCCAAATTCCATGAACCTCAACTGGTTCTTCGATAACATCAACCCGCAGTACTCAGCCAAGAGCTTCGTCATGAAGATCCCTCGCTACGGCGAGATCTGGTGGTGTTACCCGCGCGCGCCTAATACGGAGTGCAGTCACGCCGTAATCTATAATTATCGCGAGAAAACTTGGTACGACACCGCGCTCCCGAACACGGGCCGCAGCTCTGGCTTGCACGCCGATAACTTCGTCGGTAACTTGATGGGCGGTATCCTACCATACAGCAGCTCTATCAGCGGCAGCCCAACCACGTACTACAACATGTGGGAGCACGAGCAGGGAACCGACGAGATCAACGGCACGGTCCCGGTTTCCGTGAATTCTTATTTCACCACTGCGTGCATGACTCCATTCGACGGACAGCCGCCTGGA